ACCCTTATATGATTTCTAGCACTTTGATGTTTGCTACTATTCTATTTCTTGAATTATATGGTGAAGCTTTTTGGGTTTTTGAAGGAAGAAAAAATATAACTGAAATTCCCAAAGAAATTTGGGTTGTTGACCCAACTAGATTTGCACCAATAATTGAAGATAATAAATTTAATGGGTATTGGAAATACACTAATGGGAGTCTTGAGTTAGAATTTGCCCCACATCAAATTTTGCAATTTAAATACTTTAATCCTTATAATGATATTAGAGGACTTTCACCTATAGAAGCTTCTATGGTAGGTGTTGAACAGGATTATTTTGCTAGTAAATATAATAAACAGTTTTTTAAAGATGGTATTTCATTATCTGGAATAATCAAAGCTCCAGATTTTCTTACTGATGAGCAATATAATAGAATGAAGAATCAGTTTGAACAACGACATGCAGGGTATGGGAATTCCCATAAAGTTGGTGTTATTGAAGGCGGTGCTGATTTTATAGAAACTAAATCTATGTCCCAAAGAGACATGGAATTTAATATTTTAAAAAACACTATACGTGGTGAAATACTTGCTGCATTTAAAACCAATGAAGTTGTATTAGGTAATTATACAAATATCCAGTCTTATGAGGGTATTAAGAATGCACATGAAGCTTTTTGGAAGGAAACACTTTTACCTAAAATAATCTATATAGAAGATTTCCTATGGGCTAAATTCTTTTCTAAGATAAATGGTGGTAAGATTTGGGGTGGATTTGATATATCAGTCATTGAAGCTTTAAGAGAAGATTTTGGTAAAAAAGTAGAATTAGCTAAGATATTAAATGAGATGGGATACCCCATAAACATGATAAATAAAAGATTAGATTTAGGGTTTGAAGATGTTGAGTGGGGTAATACTTGGTGGGTTAAAGTTGGAATAGTACCAGTGGAAGAAGCTTCAGAAGCTAATAAACCTGAAGATGAACCTAATTTAGACCCAGAAGATGAACCTATAGTAGAACCTGAAGATGAACCAGAAGGTAATCCTAATGAACCAGAAGGAGAAAAACCAGATGATGACCCCAATGAAGGAAAAGATATAAGTCTATCTAATAGGGATGATGCAGCTTGGGCTAGGTTTATAGCTAGACATATACCACTAGAAAAAATGTTTAAAAGTAAATTAAAAAGATATTTGTATGAACAAAGAAAGCAAGTAATAACCAACTTATATTCTGGTAAAGATATTTTCAATGTAGAGGAAGAAATTGAATCTTTAAAGAATTTATTTCTCCCTTTGTATAATATTGCAAAAGAAGAAAATGTATCTTTGTTAGAAGAAGAAACTTCATTATCTTTAGTAGATAGTGGAAACTTAGGAGATTCTGTAATCAAAGATAGGCTTAGATTTAGTTCTTCTACTATTGTGTCCACAATAGATAAGGGATTACGTAATTTATTATTAGAAGATGTTTCTATAGATTTTAAAGTAGATTTGGTAAGAAAGTTTTATAATAAAACAGATAATAGGATTCCTACTATTGCTAGAACAGAAGCATCAGCTATTATGAACAGTTTAAGGTATAACTTGATGAAAAGTAATGGTATTACACACCATAAGTGGGTATCTAAAGGGGAGAAAGGTAGACATAAACTATTTAATGGAAAGATTATTAGACTAGGTGATTCTTTTAGTAATTCCTTTATGTTACGTTATCCACTAGACCATAAAGCACCAATTAACGAAGTAATTAATTGCTTATGTATGACAGTTCCTGTAATTATTAAGAAAAGTTGTTAAAGATTTTTATAGTTTTATTCGATAATTAAATAAGACTTAGGAGGCTGATATGGATAAAGTAGTAAAAACTTTTGTCAGTGAAATTAGAAGTGTTAATGAAAAAGATTTTACACTTGAAGCTGTAATTTCTGATGAAACAGTTGATAGGTATGGGGAAGTTATAAAAGTAGATGCATGGAAAAAAAGGTTGAATAGATATAAAAGCAATCCTGTATTACTTACTTCACATAAGTATGATAAACTCACTAATCAAATAGGTGAAGCCCATAAAGTCGGGATACAGGATGGTAAACTTATTGCTAAATTTAAATACTATGCTAATGAAGGAAATCCAGAAGCAGATTGGGGTTGGAAGTTGGCATCTAAATTTGGTAGGGCTGCATATTCAGTTGGCTTTTTACCATACACTTATGAAGATAAAGAATATAATGAAGATGTGAAGATGGGTAAAAAACCTTCAAGAGAGTATACAGATGTAGAACTTTTAGAAGTTTCCCAAGTCTTGATTCCTGCTAATCCATCAGCTATGATGAAAAGTTTTGAAGAAGAAGATGATGTAGAGTTGAAAGGTTATCTTGATTTTGTTAGAAAAGGTTTTGAAGAAGATGCTAGAACAAATTATGAAGAAATAGTAAAAGAAGATTTGAATGCTAAGGATGCCGAAGATATTATAGAAACTAAACCCGATACTGAAAATTATGTACATATAGGTGTATCTGGTGAAGAAGGTAAGCATTCTGGTCACGCAATAAAAACTATTACAATTTCTTCATCTGAAGGTATAAAAGCACATTATTGTACTGAAACAGATTGTAAGAAAATAACTGGGTACATGTTTGATAAAGAAAAAGGCTGGACACATGAGAAAGCTCAGGAATGGGTAGATGAGCATAGTAAAGCGTATGAATGGTTTAATCAATGTCAGTATTTAGATATAGGTGATAAAACTGTTAATGATGAAGTTACTACTGATTGTGTTTTGGGTATTTATTTATGGGGTTTTGATACGCCTGAGAGTATAAAAACTTTATACGATTTTAAAGATGATATAAATGATGTTATTTTAAATAAGAAAAAGAAACCTTGTGGCCCTAAAGGTAAAGATATAACAGAGGAGGATATGGGAGAAGTATTAAATGCTATTAATGAATTAAAAGAAACTGTGGAAAAGAAATTTGAAGTTTTGGACTCTTTTATAAAAGATTATAATGATTTTTTTGTAAAAGAAGAACCATTTGATGAAGATATTATAGAATCAGTAGAAAAAGAAATTGAAGATGAAAATTATATTAAACAGCTATTGGAAGAAACGAATGATATTTTAACTAAGACTATTTCAGTTCAGTCTATTTAGACAATGAACACGGAATATAAAAGCAACCACAAAATTTAAATTAGGAGGAAATTTATATGGAAGAGATTAAAAAATTGTTAGAGACACAGAAGGATATGTTGGGTAATATATCTAATACTGTGGTAGCTTTAAGCGATGCACAGAAGAATTTAGATACTAGACTTAAAGACATCGAAGACAGGACAGCTCCACGTAGAGTAATTCCTAGGATGCCTGGTCTTGAAGATGAAGCAAAATCATTCTCTATTACTAGAGCTATAAACGCTATAGTGACTGGTGATTGGTCTAATGCTGGGTTTGAAAAAGAGGTTTTTGACCAGACTAGAAAAAGAGCGGCATCAACTAATGATGATTCAAATCTTGGTTATTTTGTTCCAAATGAAGTATTGCCTGGATTTATAGAAATGCTGACAGCAGAATCTGTCGTAACTCAGATGGGTGCAACAGTTTTAAGTAATCTATCTGGTGTTCCTGTAGAAATCCCAAAACAGGTTGGTGGGGCAACAGCTTATTGGGTAGAAGAAAATGCATCTATTACAGAATCAGATTTGTCTGCTGGGCAACTTGCATTAACTCCTAAAGCAGTGGCAGCTATGGTGAAAATGTCTAACAGACTTCTTAGACTTTCTAACCCATCAGTAGAAGCTATGGTTAGGAGTGATATTGCTAGAGTGATTGCTTTAGCTAGTGATTTAGCGGCATTAAGAGGTAGTGGTGTTGCAGGACAGCCTATAGGTATTGCAAATACAGCTAATATTAATACTGTTGAAATAGGTGCAAATGGCGGTGCCCCTAATTTTGATCATTTGTATGATATGCAGTATGAACTTCAGAAAGACAATGCGTATAGGGGTAATTTAGGTTACATTTTCCATCCAGCAACAAGACGTAGACTTGTTAAAACAAAAGTAGCACAGTTCTCAACAGATACTAGTGGCGAATATATTGTCCAGCCTATGGTATCTGAACAGGCACTAGTTTCTTGGATGGGCCATCCTTACAAAATGACCACTCAGATTCCTATAAACCTCACAAAAGGTTCTGCTGTAAATTGTACAGAGATTTATTTTGCTAACTGGTCAGAATTGATTATAGGTCAGTGGGGAGGCTTAGAGATTATGGCGTCTAGAGAAACATCTGATGCGTTTGCAAAGAATCAAACTTGGGTCAGGATTATACAGGATATAGACATAGCTGTTAGACACCCTGAATCCTTCTGTTTGATTAATGATGCAACAATTGCTTAAAAATTACATAGGGGGGTATGCCCCCCCTATTACAAAATTAATAGGAGGAAATACATGAAAAGAGATTTAGGAGACACAATAAATAGCTTCCTTTCTATAGCCCCTCAAACTGTAGGTGCTGGTGCTACTGAAGCTACAGTAAATGGTGTGGGTGTGGATAGGTTGG